CACAGTTGAATTATCTAATGAATCTATTTCAAAATTAAATAGGTCTACATCAGTATTTACAGAATCATTGATATCTGCAGTGGTATAGATTTTCTTAAATTTAGTCATCATTTTTGGCATTATCATAATTACTTTACGAGATCCACCTTCTAATAATTGAGTTAAGTCAGTATCAACTGACCAAATACAGATATCTTCATTTAAATTTTCGCAAATGTATGCAATTAGGTCATCACCTTCAGCTCCAGTAACCCGATTTGATAAGATTCCATACTCTTCAGTTAGAGTAGGTAAAACTTCAGTTTGAAAATAGTCAAAAAATAGATAAATTTTGTCATCATATTTGCGGTTACCTTTATATGAAAAGTCTCCAGCTCCATGATCTTCAAACTGCTCTTTTATAAATTTCTTTCTCCAACTCTTTGAGTCAAATACAAAAAATACTGAAGAGATATTTTCTTTAAAAGGAGCAAAGATACTACCTAAATAATTTAATGAAAATGATTTAAATGCATCTTTGCTAGCCTGTTTTAACATAAATTTATCAGTTGACCATAAATCTGAAACATAATATTTTTCGCCAATGCTTTTATTTGTGGATAGAATATTTTTTACAATACTTACTGCCACATTCAAAAATGCATTACCGTCTATTACTATGTTCATAATTTAGTTTTTATCAATTGAATTAACTTCTGGTTTTACACTTAATTTAGTAATTGATTTAGCAATTAATTCAGCTTCATCAATTGTATATGCTCCTTTTCCTTGAGCATGAGTTGCGGCTGCAATTAAAACAATTACAGCGTGTTCAAGAGTTAAATTGTTTAAAAACTTATTGTAATCTTCTAGATTTTCATAGCTAATGCTTGATAGCAAAGTAGCCAATGGTTTCTTAGGATTATCTTCAGAATTTTCAGTTTCAGTCTTGATTTCTTCAACTTCAGGTTTAGTTGGAGCAGCGGTTGTTATGTATGTAGAGTCTTTCATTTTAATATAATTTTTTAAAGATCATTAAATATTGAATCTAATTCATCAACTTCAGGTTTAGCTGGAGCCGAGGTTGGTTTAGATGAGGTAGAACCTAACATATCAGAGTCAATATCGATTGAGATAGAGGTACCCTTTGTTTGAGGAGCTGCTGGTGTAAATTCTAATGATTCTCCAGCTGGAGCAACCGTTCTTGAAATTGATTTTGTATTTGTAAAATGCTTCTTCATACGTTCATCCTTTAATCCACCTACTAAATTATCAATAATTTGTTTATATGGAACAATTGCTTTGATATATTCTGCAACTTTTTCATATTCATAATCAGTCCAATCTTTATAGAAATATTGGGTTAAGTCAGGCGAATTTTCTTTAAAGTATTTAGAGACAAATTGCATTACCTTTGGATCATTAGAGGTTGGAATTTCCTTGCCTTGAGTTGTAATAATTAATGGGCTAACTTCGCTCATAAATTTACTTGAACTAAAATCTCTCCATGCTTTGGTTTTACGTTTAATAACTAGCACAAAATCTTTTCCAGCAGTTAATGAAAATGGATTAACTTTTTGAATAGTCATTAACTCAGATTCTGGATTAATTTCCTGTTGAATTAAATTATCAATAGTATATCCATATGAATATATTTTAATTTTACCTTCCATATTTGGATATTGTGGATCCTTTTTAATGTAAATACATGAATAGAAATTATAGTATCGGTTATAATACTTTTTAATTTCTTCTACAATTGAAGGCTCGTCTGTTGCTAATTTCTTTAATTCCATATCAAGAGACCATAAGATTGATGGACTTCCATTTGTAGAAGGACAATCAACGAGTAGGCGCTCATTGGTTAAAGGGTTAATTAATTTAGCAGCATACTTTTTGTATTTGCTCTTTGATGGATCTCCAACCCAAGGAATAAATCGAATAATCGATTTGTAAATTCCATTTTGTCCTTGATCTGGACCTGGATTGTAAATGTTGTCATCGGTTTTGCGTTGACTTGCGGCCTTGCCGGTAAAGTCGTCTGTGTTTAGATTGAATAGATCTTCCATTTTTCTTTTTATTGATTTTTATATTACTTATATAAATTATACTATATAATTTAATTCTGGTTTCAATAAAAAAGGGCATAGTGATTAGCTTGCCCTTAATTTAATAATAAGTAATTAGATTATGCTTTAGGAGCAGTAGTCTTTGTTGCTTGAATGTGAGTACGGCCTTCTTGACATGAAGCTTTAATTTCTTGTAAAAGGGCACGAGAACGAGTTCCAGCTGTTTTATTACCTTTTTCGTAAAATTTAGTAGTTTCAGTTTCTAACTGACTGATTGAGTTTTTAAGGGTTTCTAACCATGTTGGTGTCATATTAATATAGTATTTTTAGAGTATTATATTAAGAAATATCACCCGGTTTTAAGTATATTAAAAAACATCACTAATTTTAACCTTTAGCTAGTGATTACTTTGATCTTAAAAATACTACTTCTAAATTGTCACTAGAAGGATTTTTAAAATTATCATCTGAATCAAATGTAATATCAACCGTACCTTTATCTACTCCAAGTAAACCAGCCTTTACTTCTTCTTTAAACTCCGAGTAAATATTTGCAGGAAAGTCTCTTCTTCCAGCAAGGGCAGCCATTACCAAATCTTTATCTGATTCCATTTTATGGGCTTCTAACCATTTAGTAAGAGCCGCTGGATCTATTTCATATTGAGTAAATCGTTTAACTCCGCCTTGTCCATCGTGTGCACCAAACCATTTTTTATTCTCTGCATCCTGAATAAAAATAATTTTTGGAGAAGTAGTAGAAGCTGGAGTAACTGGCGCAGCATTTGGGTCAGGTGGAAGACCGGCTCCCATATCTGGAGAAGGTGGTGGTATTGCAGCATCTGGTGCAGGAGGCGGCGGGGTTGCAGCATCTGGTGCAGGAGGTGCGGCTGCTGCATCAGTAAGCTCATCCTCTAATAATAAAGTCTTAAATTCTTTAAATTCTAATATTCTCATAGGTATTAATTATATTTTTACTAGTTTATTTATACAAAAAAAGCGGGAAATTAATTTCCCGCCTAAATTAAGATATAGATTAGTGAAGCCTTAAAGTTGAACCGGCTTGATGGATTGGATTATATGGGCAGTGTTTACAACCATTTCCGCAACATGAACCCCGCTTTGTATGATATTGTTTAGTCATTATTAGATTACCGTTTTTGTAATAATAGTCGGCATTTTTATAACTACTAATATATTCAACATATAACTGATAAATCCAGTCATATTTAGCTGGAATTATCATTGTATTTCACAAGCTCCTCCAGCACAAGCTAATTCACCAGATAGGTCAGTATTATCAACCATTTCAATAACTTTAGATAAGTCAATTCCGGTTAACGATTTTAACATTTCTTCGTATTTTTCTTCTGAACAGTCCTCAAACGGAGCTTGAATATAGGTTCCACCGTTATATGGTAAAACCGATAAACCATTATAGAATGATTTATTATCCCACATCCATTCACCAACAGTTTCCCATTCTTCTGGTTTAATTGAAACTGTTGCAGAAATATTATGAGTATTTTGACCGGTACGATGACCAGTTTTTACCCAATTTGAATAAAAAGATTTTACTCTTTCTAATAATTCAATTGCAGATTCATTTCTAAATATTGAACCGGCTGGTGCTTTTTGAGGAACTGAAATTACAGCAGTATCATGAGGGCGGAAGTACTCATCTTCAAGTAGTTCAGGATGATAAATTGCAAGATAAGAATAAATTGCCTCATTTTTTCCAACTCTAATTCTACGAATATAGTGGTCATTGTGCCATGCATGAATGCCAGAAGAAGTTCCCAATACCAATGATGAAGTTCCTGATGGTTTAATTGTAGTACATCTGGCTGATGCATTTATCTTAATTTGTTTTGCAACAATTAAATTGGTTTCTTTTACTAGATCGGCAGCCTGTTTAAGATCAAATTTTTGAGCTGATCCTGAGCCTATACCAGTCATACCAACACCAATTAAAGCATCCTTTTCAGTAGTACGTTGCCATATTGGACGTAAATAATGAAAATTAGTATAGCCAGCTTGCAAAGTTCCAATAAATGAAGCCGCTTTAACTCTTTCATTTAAGTCTTCTTGTGTAGTAATATCAGAGACATTAACTTCACATAAGTTACAAAATTGAAATGGACGTAGGGCAATTTCACAGCATGGATTAGTACCCCAATCTTTAT